TTTTTTAAATAATATATAAAAAAAAAAAAAATATCTCTATATATATATATATATATATATATATATATATATATATATATATATAAATTGAAGCGATCTACACGATACAATAAACATCTCCAGTATGCAGAAAGATCAATTATATATACCCATAAAAGAACTCGACCCTTCTAATATTAAAAAGAGTAGTAAAATAGTAATGATCGGTAAACCAGGGACGGGAAAATCGAGTATAATTGCCTCGATCCTGTTTCTCAAAAAGCACCTATATCCAGTTATTCAGGTGTTTTCAGGTACAGAGAACCATACGGGATTTTTTAAACAATTTGTACCAGAATTGTTTATCTACGATGATATAGATGAGGAAGCCATTATGTACTTCGTCAAGAGGCAGGTGATTGCTAAGAAATACCTGGAAAATCCATACGGTGTACTCGTGATAGACGACTGTACAGATGATCCTAAAATACTAAACAAACCTCTTTTCCAGAAATTGTACAAGAACGGTAGGCACTTTAATATGCTTTTCATTCTGTCCCTCCAGTACGCACTGGATATCAAACCTAATATCAGGAATAATATCGATGGGGTGTTCATCATGAGGGAGACCAATATCAACACCCGTAAAAAGTTGTGGGAGAACTATGCATCTGTTATCCCTACCTTTAGTATGTTCTGTAAGATTATGGACGAGATCACGAGCGACTATACCGCTCTTTATATAGACAATCAGACAACGACAAATGACTACAGGGACTGTATCTACTACTATAAAGCCCCCATAAACCTACCCAAATATATATGGTTTGGGAGTGATTACTGCCACGACTTCAACAACCAGAGGTCTAACCCTGACTATACCCCCCCTATACTGTAACATACCCAATTTAGAAACTTACATACCAGCCATATACAGTAGTGTATGTTCACTATTATCATGATATAAGCAAGAGACACCTTTACGTACCTGGTACCTGTCCTGCAGACTGAAAATATAGTGTCACATAAACCTGTTTCCTGAGTAGTGGGAACAGGTTTACGGATGTAGTTCTGTATAAAGTTGTTGTAGGTAGGAATATAGTATTTGTCGAGTTCGTGGGCACATAATTCTCTATCGTCCCATCTATATGGAATATTATTATTATGACAGTAAAAGGTCATAATCTGTTGGTATTCGAGGTGGGTCATGGACCCGCCACGGAATCTGATGTAGTGATCTTTTATCTGTACGGAAGTGTAAGGGATAAAATAGCCAAACATTTTTATCTGGATTCTAAAGGGAATAATGATATTTATTTTCATAAAGTGGATATGTTGATGACTGAAAGATGATCGGCACAGCGGGCACGTATAGTTGTTACTAGAGAATACCCATTCACCGACACACTGGACATGGAATATGTTGTTACATGTTCCACAAGGGATTGTATTGTTCTTCAACAGATCCATGTCGTCTGTACATATGGAGCAGGTTAAGCGATTCCTGGATATTCCTGTATTACCAGGGAGGGTGTTTTCTGGGTTTGCAGACGTAACATCCATTTTTATACATAATCTGATCCTAGACTATATAGAAATGATCAAAATTCTAGATACTGTACGTAGTGTAATAAAAAATTTGATAAAATTCAGACGTACAGTATCTACTACATTATAAACAATCAAAAGGTATGATCTCCAATACTGGACTGAGAGATATTGGGATGAGAATGACTGGAAGACATGGAACAGCTTCCCCATGTATACAGTGCTATATCAGAGGGGGTCTGTGCAGAACTTGTACATTGACAGGTAATATCAATATGATGATATGTACATGGGATATGTTCTATCTGCACACTGGAGCCTTGAAGGATCTATTCATGATCCCAGACAATTATAAGGATTTTAAATCCCATTGGTTATCAGAGGGAGACTATACGGACATATCAACCCCCATCCCAACTTTTTACCCACCCAACTATCCTAGTTCCCCCAGATGGAGTACTTCAGGGGGAACTACCGGGTGGGACAAAGTAAAATGATGTCCCGACACCGATCATCACAAGTATGTTGACTACCAGTAGACCTATACTAACATTTTTGGCTGATTTGGCAGATACTTTCTTACCACTGGGTGTATCCATTAGATCACCCTCCGTATTATAAGCGTTTGCTAAACCATCGTCACATTGGTTTGCTGTATTTATAGAGGTCGATGTGATAAGCATTGCGAATAGGGAGACGATTAATCCTAGAACACGAGCCTTATCTGTACTCGACTGAATAAATCCTAACCCCCCCGAACAAATAGAAAAGGTGGACAATCCTATACCTACCCCCAACAAACCGTACATCATAGAGTACGTATTCTGTATCTTTTTCTTATCGGGACACCCCTTTGTCTTATCCTCACCTTCATAATCGTCACCTAGTTTTTCATAAGACTTTATAGCAATGACCGCGATGGTACTCAGTATTATACCCATTATAATCAAGGTAAGTTTGTTGGTCACCATACTCAACATTATAAAGGTTAATAGACCACACCCAATACCGATACTGGTCGCCAGTATTTTTTGATTCCTCAACACTATTTTCTTGCTGTCTTCCCTATCTTTTTCATTCTCACCATCGTAACCATCTTTCTCACACCCCTTCACGGCCTGGGTTCCAAAGATACCAGTTGTGATGATAATTGCAGCCAGAAGTACAATCATACCTATATTGGACCAACCACCCAGTTTAGGGACAGTATCTTGGGTCCTAGTACTTAGTCGGTCACTCGTGAAATTTTTTCTTAGAAAATCCATTTTGGTTATATATACACGTATATATACTATCAACCAACATTTTTTTTTTCACAAAATTTATATTTGCTCTACCTCTATAAATTTCCTCTGGTAATAAAAATAAAAATTGATAATTTGTATGCAACGGTTGCTTACAAATTATATCTTAAAAAACTATGTCATCTAAAAAAATCAAGAGGGTACCTAGAAACGATCGACAGATCAGAAAATTATATGGTAAATACATGGGTGTGAACAACACTTATTCGAAGACTATGCAACTCTTCACCCATAGTGAGCAGAGAACTCGTATCTTAAAAAACTACGTTTTCTGGAAAAGTTTAGCTACCATTTTTGGAGGAAAACACAACAAACAGTTACTTGTCTTCACACAACAAACAGCTACTTGTCTTCACACAACAAACAGCTATCGAAGCGTACCAGAAGTTAGAGCATTGGAAACATACCAACTCTGACATTACACAGAGTGACATTACTAGAGAAACCGAAAATTTCATGGCTATGTTTCCTTAATCCCAATAAACCTTACTTACAGTTATAAATAAGTCTAGATATTTACCCTTTTTTGTGGGTATTTTTAATATGAGAATCAGTTGTATACATACCCGGATCATCCCCCTGTCTCACAAAGCCTCCTTTGGAGAGAGAAGGGGGTAGATTATATTCTCTATTCTGGTCCGTAAATGTTCCGTAACCGTAGTCAGAAGACGTCCTAACGTCCACCAGTGGGGTGTTATTATGCAGTGTAGGGGTCGATACACCCACATTGTGTTCATATCCGTAGGACCCAGTTGATGCAGTGGTCGTACTTGTAAGAGGGTTATTCCTTTCTAGAAACAGGTCTGGTCTATCGTGCGTCTCTAGAACTAGCGTACTAGTTCCATTTACCGTATGGTGGATAGACCAATTATAGTCCTTCAGTTTTATATTCTGACTGTCAGCTTGAGAGTATATATCTAGGGGGGCCCCTCTGGCCGTATCCACCACTATTTTTTCCTTGAGACTGTCCGGGAGAACGATACTCCTAAATTGGTTAGACTGAGGGTCATAGAATGCTACATTAAACGTATGGGGTAGGTATACCCGGAGAGGGTCATCTACCACCTTATGGCTAGTATTCCTATTATCCAGATTCGTAATAGAAACCATTTCCGCCCCTCTGCTCCCTTCTATTGATGTAGATGGTTTTATGACAATATTGCTGTTCACTAGCGCCATGTCTGGGTATAGATTGGTGTCTAAAGTGTTTGTATGGGAGGTATCTACCCCTCCGGCTCTGGTCTTGGGTGTTAGATGGATATCTGCCTGACGACTACCGTACAATCCATCCTCCTGGTGCTTAGATGTTTGGGCCTGTATTTTGCCATTTAATTTATCGGCTAGTGACACTCTAATATTATGGTTGGTATGGTATACATTCGTAGGTGCGACCCTATTACTCTCCAGGTAATGACCAGGGGTGTTCCTATCCAGGCGGAGTTCCGTGTTACTTAGGTTTTCTGAAATTTTAGTTGAATAGGGGGAGTATATGTTGGTCTGTAGGGAGGTGAGATCCCTTTTCTGCCTAGAGAGGGGGAGGAGATCTTCCTGTCTGATTAGAGGGGGAACAAACTTCTCGCTGACGCTATATACAGAAGACTGTCCGTAGTTAACACCCTTCCTCATTGGATTTACACCCCTGGGAAACATCATAACGGGCTCGGACACCCCCCTAACATCTGTTCTGACATTTGACATAACTTCCCCTTCAGACACTTGCGTGTATTTCCTGGTGTGGATAGACTTGGGGGGGTCCTTCATGATGTGCATTTCTTCGCGGGGGTATACCCCTACCCCACCCCTCTGCTTGTTGGGTAGATTAAACATATTGTGGTATTCTAGATAATATTAAATTAATTATTTTAAATTAAAATTAATTTAAAATAATTAATTTTTTTTCTATCTTCCAGCCAAATTTATCGATTTTCGCTCTTTTTACAGATCTCCTCTCTTTTTTACAGATCTCCACTCTTCCCGTAGAGGTTTTACCTTCTGTCTTTCCCGGGTTGTACCTATAAATTCACAAGAATCTATCTTTTTTACAACACAACTCCTATATCTATCTCCTGCCATGATACCCGCCAAACGTTTGGGTTTGGTACGGTTGTGTATTCTGATATCCACTCCATTAATTAATTGAGGATGATCAAATCTAAGCAACTCTATATTATAGGTCTGGTCCTGGCATCGGAGAGTAATAAGCGTCCAGTTATACCACCCATTTCCTCTTACTTTACAACTGAAAAATTTTCTTATGTTGGAATGAAATACCTTAGCGTCGGGGCTGGAACTTAAAGTGTTTACCTTTATTTTCATGTTCATATCGTACTGTAGAATAAATTTCCCTTTGAATTGAATAAAAACATCCGACATGAAATACTCAGTGTCATGGGTATTGTCTGTAATTCTGTGGGTTCTGACGAATTCTTTTCTTTTTTCCTGTAGACTGGATGGAAGTGGTCTTACATCTGCATTAATGATAATGTCACTGGTCTGTAACAATCGATACGTTTTATGAAGGTTCGGAAGTTTATACAATGTACCATCCATTGTTGTTATATAGGGGTCTCCCATCGACCCCGATGAAAGAGTCTCTTGGGTGTACCCTTCAGTCTGACTTATAGACCCTAGTATACATCCGATATTATTCAGGTATAACTGGGTATTATCACTCACAGTTTTCGCAGCTACAATTATAACTTCTGGGCTACCCTCTTGAAAAATGATAGGAAACCCTTTCAATGCTTCTACAGAGAATGAATCGGTAGATAATTGAGTTATCTTGACACTATCTCGATCTTTTGTCTGTTCAATTTCAGAACTTATATCAATCCAACCTTCTAGGGTGTACTCCTTGAATACACCCTCATACTTAATTATCTGCCCCTGTACCCCCGAATAGGTGTTTATATTAATTGGAGAATAACGATCCAGTTCCAGTTTAACGGATTCTCCGATGGTAGTGACTATAAACCTTCCAGTATTCTCAGGTAGTGTGTTTGAAAAGTCTATTACAGAATTGTCGTCGGGGGAATGGAGTTCTATATGACTCCATTGTGATTGAACTGGTAGAATATGCTGCAAGTATTCTCTTCTAATATTCGCCTTTTTTTGAGGTTTGGTTGAAAATGCATACTTTATGATATCGTACAAAGATTGTTTGCTTTTTTTATTTATTCTGTTGATCACATCTACGTCAACACCCTGATCATTTACTTTTTCATCTATAAGAGATTTGAATGGATTCTCCCATACGACTACATCACTAGTTGACACACCACCGTTTGGGAGTCGATAATGTACACTATAAGTCCCAGATTGCCTATGATTTACATTGTTTGAGAAACCAAAAATACGTGTCCTGTGTCCATTATTCGTGATAAAAGCACCAGGATCATTATACTGTTCTTCACCTTCAAATATCCCATCTTCTTCTTTTTCGAATAAATAATCAAGTACCACCACCGTCTGCTGGAACTCGGAGTAGACGGTATTGTGGTCGCTAGCCGCCACGGCCTGGAAAGTGAGGTAGTAGGTGCCAGCGGGCTGCTGGGGTAACCCGTCGGTACCAATAGAGAGG